TCTCTCTCGCTACTTGTCTTTCGCCTGTATTATTATCCAGTTTGCACTGTCGCTAAATAAAGTGACACCTTCAAAGTTCCTGTTTATCTCGTAATCTGCTGTGCTGCCATCTATTGTAAACGCACCTGGATCAAGAGCAACTTTATGGTTAGCGTCTGTAGAATCATCAGACACTATCCTAATTGTTCTGTATTTCTGTACGCTTGGATCTGGCAAGGCAACAGTCCATGTGCCAATTGATGTTCTTGAGTGCTTTACAAGCAAAAAGTCAGACAAGTAATCATAAACATGAGTCTCGCCAGTATTGCCTGTTAAAACGTAAGGTTCTGTGTCAGCGCTTGCAAACCTAATCCATCCTAAATCGTTGTCAACATCCTTGTTTAAGTAGTCATAGCGGTAAAGCCCTCTACCTCTGTGACCGTTAAAATTATTCTCTTCACCATCAGCATACATAATCATGCCGATCTTGGGATCTACAACAGGCGCAACAACAGGAATAAAGGTCAACAACGTCTTCATGTCATCAATTCTTTGATTAAGCTTTCTTAGCTCGTCCTCAATAACTGGTCGGTTATACTCTGCTGGTAGATTAGCCATTATCGCTCACCTTCCATTCGACCTTGAACTACTAGGTTAGTAATTGTCCAGTTGTCAGAAGAGCCATTGCTTTCGATTTTAATTGTGATGTATCGACCGGCAGCTCTAATTGGGAAGCTCTTAAATGTGTCGTCAATAATAAAGCTATCTTTTTGTAAGAATGTTGGAGTGGCATCAATAGTGCTTGAAAACCCTACAGAAAGTGTTGGGTTCCCTTGTCCCTCTTTACCTACTCGAATAGCTGATATTTCTTTAATACGATCAGCATCGTTAAGATCGTGAGCCTTAGTAATTGCAAATACGTCAGGATTAACTAGAGTTTCAGTACTACCCTCTCTATAGAAGTTGCCAATAGAATCTGCCGACAAAGCATCATGAAATACACCTCTATCTAAATAGCAAGATATAGTTTGGTCTCGCATTCCCCACTGACCAGTCTTATAGTTGTAATATATTTCTTTAGTTATTGTTGAGGCATTTAAAGGAATACCCCATACAACTTCATTTTCTTTTGAGTTATCAAAACCGTATACTTGAGCAAGCTCATTATTAGACGCATTATCTCTAAAGAATTGATTCATTCCGCTTTCACGCCCAATCATCTTCACAGAAGATCCATCAGTAACAAAGAATCCATCTCTGCTTAATCCGTAGTTTTGACGACCAACAGAAACAACCGAGTTAGGAGACACTGCTCCAACGCTACCCTCTAACGCTACTTGATAACCAAAGATGTTAGGCAAGCCAACATAATTAACTACAAACATCTGAGTTTCTGTGTAAACCGCTAAGCCAGTACCTAATTGGCATACACAACGTATGGGAGTCTCTGCTTCACGAATTAACAAGCTACCAGCAGTGTTTGTTGCTAGTGCGCCCCAAACGTCTAGGCTATCTGCGCTACACCAGGCAAAGCTTGTACTGTAGTCTACAGCACCCTTAGTGTAGTTAAATGCAAGCATGTGTGGGCCTTGCCTATGAAAGCACTCTAGCGAATCAAAGTCGATGTCAGGGACGGTTAAGGTTGCAGTTGCGGCTGTGCCGGTTGAACTAAATGTAACTACATCTCCATTTGCGTAACCAGAGCCAAAATTTGTAATTTTAAAATCAACAAGCTTTCCTCCATCAACTTTTGTTACCGTTGCTGTCAGTCCAGTACCCCCAGTAGGAGCAACCGATGACACCGTAAGTAATTGACCAACAATATATGATGTTCCAGGATTATCTGAAGATGTAACTGTTGCGCCACTGACTTGATCCTTGTAAAACGTATTAAAGTTTACGTTGTTCTTTTTAATTACCGGTTTGCCCGATCCTGCCGCACCAACAACAAAAGAGCCAAAAGTTTCAAAATCCCATTGGTCTGATTCGTTTACGGCTTCATCCCAAAAAGTTTCTGAAGCGTCCCAGTTAGTTTGTCCTAATATTACTTTTGAACTTGCACTAACGGTATAAGTGGCAAAGTCACTTAGACTACCAACACCAGTTACATTGATTGTTGTCGGTCTTGTTGTCTCAGCACCTGTTGGATAGGTAGCAACGTGATTTCCATTTGGATCTATTTCAGGAGCTGTAAATCCTAATCCCGAAACAGAAAATGGAACGCCAGAAATTAATCCGTGAGGATTAACTGTAGTTATGGCTAATGTTCCAAAATTCATAACAGCAGAAGCTATTTCTATTTCTTGACCTGAATCCCACTCCGTTCCAGCAGATGTGCGAAGAAGGTTATATCCAGTGCCTACAGTGTTAAAGGATGAGGATAATTCTGGAGTAGCTAAAGGATCGCTTAATACATACGAATATATATTTCTAAGATCACCTAAGTACGCAACCTTTGTACCAAACTCTCTTGTTGCTGTAATTCCTCGCATTGGAGTGTTAGAGCTTTGTGGAGCTATCTTGTAATCATGTACAAGTTCTCGACCAGCCTTTCTTCGCATACCAAACTCAGTATACTGAACACCGTTTACAGTTTCCCAAAATGGAATCTGTCTATCAAATCGTTCTGGGTATACGCCAGTCTTTAGAAGATCAGAAGCATCTATCTTAAAACCGCCGCGTTTATCAGTTTCAAATGGCATTGACTAATCCTATTCTGTGCGTTTCCAGATATAAGTGGTTATGTATGGCTGTAAGTTGTTATGTGGTGCATCGCCAGTTACATCATTATCTGTTCCGCTACCGTCTCCAACTCTCGCATCAATCATATTTGAACTTGGAGCGTGAGTAGGATTTTGGAAAGCATCAGTGACCGGACGAACTATAATATATCTATTATCATCGCCACTTCTAAAAAAATGATAAGCAGAACTATATCTAGAATCGCTACTTATATACTGTTGACTTGAATTGCTTGAGATTACAAATTGATGATGCCTGTGCTGCGCCATTTCTTCTTGCGTCAATGTGTGACTAGGCTCGCCACCAACTTCTTGCGATGTGTCAAAGGCAATATTCTTAGCTAATGATGCCGCTGTAAAGTTAGTGAAGGTCTCATCACCTCCAACAAGCGCAAAGCTAAATGACGTAGAGGTTGGGATTGCTGTGACGTAGTGGGTTCCAACAGGGCTAACAACACCAGTTACGCTAACTATTTCAACCTGACTACCTACTGATAAGTTATGCGCCGCATCTGTTACAAACGTAGCAACGTCACTAGTAATTCCACCAGATGATAAAGTTGCATCAGAAGCAATACCTACAATGGTACGACCTTGAGCATAAGCTTCCCAAGTACCAAACGTAATCCCGCTAAAGAAGTAATCAGCAGTGCCTGGATCAGTTGCTAAAGTAGTTGTTAGCAAGCTTCCTACTGGATATAAACCTCCAAGCATAGCCTCAAACAATTTATTTTGAGACGAGAATGGAGAGGGAAGATTTAAAACCAACCAATATTCATTTCCCGAGTGATATACAAACTCATAGTAACCCCCAGCAACAAGATCGCCAATAGCTAAATTTGTGTTATCACTTTTCTTTATTGGTACATTCCCAGTATTATTTACATTAAGCGTTTGGTAGTCGCTTGTTGTAGTGGTTGTAATTTGAATTAAAACTCTTACTCCATCAACTAAAGAAAATGTTGGAACATCTCCAAACTGAGCAGATATTTCATTTGTTCCGGTAGACTCTACCTTGTCAGTGTTTGCGCGTAATAGTCGGTTAATTTCATCGGCAGCAAATCCAAAGTTATCTCTGACGCTAGAAGTTGTGGCCGTACCTGATGTGGGATTAGTTCTTACTATTGCTGAAGTCATTAGACTAACGGGCCTCCATAGGCTTGAATGCTGTGATCTTTAATTCTGCTTAACCCTAAGTTTCCAGAGTCTTTTCGATTAATGTCTTGTATTATGTCAAAAAACTTTTGTTGAAAAAATGTAACCCTAGCATCATCTTTTAAGTAAATGTATGCAAACATTAAAGACCCCATTAAAATTGCTTCTGGGTAGGTTAATAACTCTTTATCTTCTTTCGTGCTTGCCCTTAAAACAGTTCTCGTAGGCGCGGAAGGTGCGCCAAGACCAACAAAATACTCTAAAATTCCTGAAGTATTTGTAGCTTCTGGAAAATTTAAATAATAATAAGTGTTAGATTCTAAACGCGAAATTTCGACAATTTCCCAAACTCCATTAGGGTTTACTTCGCTATAGTTTGTTATACCTTGAATTTGGATTCTATCGCCAACAACAACAGTAGAATCAGAGGGTAAGTTTTGCACGTTAAGGACTATAGCTGGAGTTACAGTGGTATTAATTAATAAGTTATTTTTTGAAAACATCTGAAGAATATTTGTCTCTGGGGACTCTAGTGCTCTTTGATCTTCGTATTTAGAAAAGGTATTTCTTATTCTATTGTTTGCTCCATCATCATATTGTATGGAAAAAGATTCTCCTGCTGATGGACTTGGCCCAATGTATATGTCGGATCCAGATACAGCATACACTCTTGACGCTCCACTTACTGATGATATATTTCTGTATTCAGTATAAGGCACAGCAGATAAGGCTACTCCTCTTGAGTCTGTAATTGAAACTATGGAGTAAGCCCTTAATGGAGACCTAATGCTTTTTGCAATAGCGTCTATATCTGACACGACATACTGTAAAACCGTGTCTTGTATTTTTCCAGTTAATTTTCTTTGCATTTCATTAACGGCTAAATCTACAAAGTCTGGAATCTGTGAATACAAATCGGATCTATTTAACCAGTCGGCTATTCTTTCGACTAAATCGGTTGAGCTTGTGATAGACATCTACAGTCTCGCTGTGGTGGTTTTCATGTATGGGTAGTGTGTTTCAATGAGCTTGAAGAAATACTTCCAATCCATATCGGTATCGTTAAGTATATCGATTCCATGCTCTTGCTTAATTCTCATTGCATCAGTCATAGACAGATCTAAAACTTGATGGTAGTTCTGTTTGGGATCGTACTTAATCCAATCGCTAGTAGCGTTCCTAGCGTTTTTGTTATCTTCTAGTAATTGCGTAATGTCTTGACTGAAGTTTTGAACAATTTGTCCGTCTGAGGTGTAAACATTATCCTCTTGGACTCCATTGCTAATAGTGCTATCTATCTTATGATCCATAACTCTCTCACTTCTTAGTTTTTTTCTTCTTACTTTTCTTTGGTGGTCGTCCTACTTTAGTTCCGTATGTTCCTTTACCTGCTGGCATAATCTTCTCCAATAGTTAGATACAGGAAAAGGGAGCCGAAGCTCCCCCACCTTAGTTACTTAAACATTAAGCAATGTTGTAGTAAGCAGCGTTAGCTTCTTCAGAACGCGCTTCCAAAGTGTAGTAACACTCTAAAAGTTTTTGTTCAGCAGAAGTTTGAGTAGCGATGTCAGTAGTATGAATTTTCTTACCACCAGCAAAAGCCAAGCCCCAAGTGCTATAGTCAACAACGTACAAAGTTTTAGCAGGCATATGCTTGTTAGGAACAACAGCAATAGGGCCAAACTGAGAAACGTAAACAGCTACGCGAGAAATAATGTTAGCGCCGCTTGCAGCGTTAGCATTCACGTTAGCATCAACATTGTCAGCCATGCCAGTTAAAGTGTTACGTAATGAAGATACAGTACCAGCAGAAGCCATAATCTTAGCGCTGTTAATGTCGCCAGAGTTATTCCAAACACCGTCAAGAAGATCGTCCATTTTACCTTGGTCGATAGCAGTATTTGCACCAGCTATTACAGGAACAGTAGAACCGTCACCTACACCAGCAGCATTACCTGGGTTATCAGTACCACCGTTAGCTTCTTGGTTAGTTACAAGGTAAGAACCAAATGCGCCAGAAACACCAGCATTAGCAGCGTCACCTTGAGCTTTAGTAGAAACAGCGCCGTAGCAACCTAAAGTCTGCTTTTCAACGTCCATTTGCAACTCTTTACCAAGCTTCATCAACTGATAAGCCATTTCTTTGCCAGGAACGCCAGCACGATCCATGAACTCAGCTTTCTTAGTAACAGTTACAGTTTTATCTGCAATTTGAATAAAGTTACCAAGACGAACACGAGTAGTGCCCGCAGTTGAAGTTTGAGGGATGCCTGCTTCAACATTAGCGTTAGTATCAACAGCGTCTGCGTAAGTGTCAGTTAACCACTCATGAGTATCAGCAGTAGCTTTAGTTTGTGAGATACCAGAAGTGAAAGGAGTCATGAAAGGAGTAACATTAAAGATTACGTTACCTAAGTCTTCACGGATGTTTTTTACAGCGTCTAACGCTACTACTGAGGTTGATGCGATTGTAGCCATGTTAATTTACCTATTTATTTAAAAGAATCGAGAATTAAATCTACCGCAGAACTTTGAGAGTAAGAGCCATCGCTTTGTGTGGCATTCTTAAACTTCTTAGATTGTGCAGCAGCCTGTTTTTGTGCTCGACTCGCTGACGCGCCTTTTCTTAGAACAGTCTTAGAAGCTTTTTTCTTAGGAGCCTTTTTAGTTGCTTCTACTTGCTTCTTAGTGCTATTAGCCATAGCAGCATCGTGCAATACTTTAAGTACAATGGCATCTGTGACAGTAGACAGCATTTCTGCGCTACCACCAATGCTTTCAAAATACTCGGTCATAACTTCTACTTTTTGTTGAG